CGAGCCAGTCCCAGCGCTTCTGCGTGGGCGTGAACACGAAGCGGCTGACGTTCAGCAACTGGCGGCGGCCGTCGGCGTGGCGCGCGACATAGGCCGGGCTCGTGAAGCCGTCGCCGTCCTCGTAGTCGAAGGTGAACAGCGCCCAGCCATCGCGCGGCTCGATGCCGGGGACCGGGCTCAGGTCATTCGTATGTTCGGGATGGTGTTGCACTGGTCGCTCCCATCGGGGTGATGGGGCGATAACACCAGAACGGTGCTAGTGTGTCAACACCATAATGGTGCGCTCACTCGAATTTAACAGCAACCGCGCAGTCTCCTGCTTCGATGAGGTGCCATAAAGCGTACTCGTCCTCATCTCCCTCCGCGAGGTAGGCGTCCTTCACTGCGCGCGCAGCTGTGCACCGATCCTCGCTACCCCAAGGCGCATTCTCATCTACGATCCGATACTGCTCCTCCGCCTCTTCCGAGGCGCTCGAACATGCCGCCAAAGACACGAGAGGAAGAACGAGGAAAAGCCTCACAGATCGCGCGCGATCCGGATGACGCGACCTGTAACGATGACGTCGGCCGCATCAACCTCCTGGTCTTGCACAGCCGGATTGTCGGAAATTACCAGCACACGCCCAGGGCCGACCATCCTGAGCCGCTTGATGGCGGCCGCGCCGAAAAGCGAAATTGCCCAGAGTCGGTCCTGCTGATTTAGGTCGGTCTGCGTGGTGTCGATCCAGACCAAGTCGTTGCTTAACAGCGTCGGGTACATGCTTTCCCCGACCCCGTGTGCCAAGCGCAACTTCGAGGGCGGTGTCCGCGTGAACGAACGAATATAGCCGAGATCGAAGCTGAAGGGCGTTTCTTCCACGTAGTGATCGATGTCCGTGCCGGGCCCCATCGAGAACGAGAGGTCAAGCAGCGAAATAGGCGCGACCTCGCCTTGGTCCACAAGACGGGTGGCATCGCTGTCCTGTTCAGGAACAGTGATCATCGGAGAAATGATCTCGGCTGGCTCGACGCCGAAGGCCAGGGCAGCCCGATCTATCCAGACCGGCCGAAGGCTTCGGTGACCCTTCTCAAGCCGCTCGATCGTCTGCGGCGTGGTATTCATTCTCTTGGCGAGTTCGGGACGCTTCCAGCCTCGCGCTTCACGCAGACGCTCGATGTTGTTGACGCTCGCCATAAGCAGGGCATCTGCACCAGATTGGTGGCAGTCATCCACACGCCAGTTTGGTGTTGACAATCTGGTACTCCTAGCACCATTATGGTGTTGCAAGGAGATCACCGAATGACGCTCAAGGAATGGCTCGCAAAGCAAGGGATGAGCAATCCCGAGTTCGGCGAGCAGATCGGCACCTCCGCCGAGACGGTGCGCCGGTATGCGGTCGGCATCCGCATTCCCGAGCGCGAGGCGATGCAGCGCATTTTCGAGGCCACCGACGGCGAGGTCACCGCCAACGATTTCCACGGGCAGGCCCGCGAAGCCTCCGCCTCTGCACAGGCGGACGCGGCATGATGCAGCGCCCGCCTCACAGCTTTCCGTCATTTGTGCGAGTTGTTCCGCTTCGTGATCCAGTCGCCTCCAAGAATGTAATCGACGTTGTCGAAGATTTCCTCTTCGTTGCCGGGCGCGTCTCTTCCAAGATCTTGAAGCTGGTCGCTGAGGTGCGTGACGAAATCCTCATCGACGAGGCGCCTGCTTCGCAGGTCGGCAATGAGCATTGCCAAGGCGCTCGACGCCCAATTGGCGAGTGCCAGCGAAGTCTCAGGTCCGGCTGCGACTGTACCTTTTTCCATGTGATCGATCTCCGTGCGCGCTGTGACAAGCTGCACGGTAGGGGCGGCGGCAGGGGTCGCAAGGCTTCTGTCGCCACTTCACCCCAGGCGGACGCGGCATGAGCGACTGGCGCCCCGAGATCGGCACAGTGGACCGCGAAGTCCTGGGCTCTCGCGAGCAGATTATCGCCCGGGCTCGTGCCTTGGTGGCGGCAAGGCTTCTCGCCAGTGCTGAACCTGCTCAGCGTAGCCCCGTACCCTCGTCTCTTCCACATCGGCGCCTGCAGAACGGCAAAGGTTCGCCACCCGCAGGAGCGTTGCTTCGACTTCTTCGGATCGCCCCGGGAGCAGCAATCCAAGCTCTGCGAGCGACACTGCACATGCTGCGGCGAGCGTCGCGGCTTCTTGCGCCAACGCAATCTGCAGGTCGTCAGGATGCATAGGTGTGCCTCTTTTCGTGCGGGTCTCGACAACCGCACGATGGCCGAACCGAGAGGCATTTCAAGTGCCTCTCGGGGAGGTCTCGCATGACTGGGGCGTGGTCCTGTGGGCACGAGCACTCGCTCGAGAACACACAGCACATGTCGGGCCGAGCGTTCTGTCGGGAGTGCAGGCGAAAGGTCGCTATCGATTCTTACCATCGCCGCCGACGCGGGGAGTCCAAGCCACGCCCATCCTTGATGGACCGAGTAAGTGGCCGCATCGAGAAGGGCTCTTATGGCGAATGCTGGATATGGACCGGCGCCCGCGATGAGGATGGCTACGGGCGAGTATGGGCAAATGGCACAACTGGCCGCGCTCATCGCGTGATCTTCGAAGCCCTCAAGGGCGCTATTCCAGAGGGACTGGTTCTCGATCATCTCTGCCACACACCTTCTTGTGTGAACCCAGACCATCTTGAGCCCGTCACGATCCGGGAAAACGTCCGTCGCGGACGAGAAGCGTCAAGCTCCGGCCGGGGAGGGTCGCCTGCATGAAGCGGTGCGCGACCTACACTGCTGAGGAATCCCGCGCCTTCTACGAACGGTGGGGCCGGGACTTCCTCAGTTATGACCCAGAGACTGGCGTGTTTACTTGCACCACTAATCCTCCGGCCGAAGCCTTCTCGGCGGAATGGAGACGGAGGGCGTGGATCACGAGGTTTTCTGGCAAGCCGAGCGGGCGTCGGTCGCATGGCTATTTCGACCTCTCCATTCTTGATCGGAAGATGTACGCACACCGATACGCAATATACCTTCAGATTGGGCGGTGGCCCGATGTCGTCGACCATTTGAATGGGGATGGATTCGACAATCGCCTCTGCAATATTCGTGAGGCCAACCGGTCTCTCAACATGCGAAACAGGCGAATGTGCCCCCGCAACACGAGCGGGAAGGTCGGCGTATTCTTCGACAAGGGGGCAGGCCGCTGGGTCGCTTCGGTTGGCGTCGACGGGCGAGAGATCCGGCAGGGTGGCTTCAAGACCTTCACCGATGCTGCCCGGGCACGCGATGCAGAGGCCGCCAAGCACGGCTTCGGTCCTAATCATGGGGCTATCTCGATATGATCTGCGCTGAGTGCTTCGAGCCGGGCGAAGACGCCTGCGAAGATCGCATCTGCCCGCGGCGCGCGCCGCTTCTCATTCCTCTTGCCGGCACTCCTGTTGCGGGAACCCCCTGTGCCGGCCGGGCCCCCGGGTCGCACCGTGGGATGGAGGCGCCGCAACCGCGAACCCGCGGCGCCTCCATATTCTCCTCGGTCAATCCCCCTCTTCATGTTCTCCCCTATAACGTTTTCGGGCGACACGATCATGTGTGACGTTTCCACGATCATCCGGCAGCGCCAAGCGTCGGTTCGACGCGAACTGGATCGTCGGGGCATCAGCCTGAAGGCGCTGAGCTTCGACAGCGGGATCCCCTACCCAACACTGCTGTCCTACTTCCCCCGAGAGGGCAGTGAGAAGCCAGCGGCCGCCATTCCGATGGCCGCAGTATATGCGCTCTGCGGGCATGCGCCGGCCGACCTGCTCTCGCTACTGCTGCCAGACGGGTTCCAGATCGTCCGTGCCTCGGAAGAGATCGACCACGACACGCTGGCTGAGATTGCCGGGCAGTACTGCGTCGAAATGCGCAAGGCGACACACCCGGAAAGCCCGGGCGGGCGTGAGATCAGCGAGTGCGAAGACCGCAGCCTGCGGAGCGCCGCGGCCAAGCTGAAGCTGGTCGCGTGAGCTTCCTGGGTCCAGCCTTGGCATTCTTCGGCGGCATGCTTCTCATGTGGGCCGTGCTGGGCTTCTGGCACCGTCAGGCGAGCAGAAAGCTCATCGAGCAGGGCAAGGTCATCACGAACCTGCAGCTGCAGGTCATCCATCAGATCGACGAGATGGAGAAGGCCGGCCTGCCGGTCGAGCGCATGCTGTGCCCCGCGCTGTTCGCCATCGGGCCGGGCGAGGCGGCATGAGCGGGGGCTCTCAGCAACTTCGGATATTCCGCCGGGCCATTCGCGACGGCGCCACGCTCGAGGAAGCCTGCGCGGCGACCGGCGACATCATCCCGCCCGAGGAAGGCCGGATCTACCTCGCCCGCGACGCGAAAGAACCCCCACCGCCCGAAGCATACGAGCTGCTCGGGCCTAGCAAGGAAGAGACGATGGCCATGGCCGAGAAGAAGGAAGACGGCGAGGGCGCTGGCGTCAGCGGCGAATACAAGCGGCCCGACGTCGCGAAGGCGTTCGAAATCTACGACACCGAGATCAAGCCGAAGAACGCGCACCTCTCGACCATCAAGGGCGACCTCGCGGACCCGCACAAGCGGATCAAGGATGACTGCCATTTCCCGCGCGGCGTGCTCAACTTCATCGTCGGGCTCGAGAGCATGGAGGACGCGAAGCGCGATCACCACCTGCTCGCGCTCCACGGCGCGCTGGGGCACCGCAAGCTGACATTGCCCGAGGACCTGGTGACCCTCGCCCAGGGCAAGGCCGGCGACAACGTGGTGCCGCTCGGCAAGCGCGCCCGGCCCAGCCTCGCCACGCTGCCCGAGATGGGCGTGCCCAGCGATGGGAGCGAGACCGATCTGGCCGATGCCGCCGAGGACCCGTTCGAGGCCAGCGAGGAAGAGCTCGCCGCGCAGCAATTGCGGCCAAGCGTCGAGCAAATCCAAGCGGAACTAGATGCCGCCGCCGAAGAGGCGAAGCCCGGCACTGGCGCCGCCGCGCGCAAGGCGATGCGCAGGCGCGCGAAGGCGCCGCAGCAGGAAGCCGCAGAATGAGCAGCCTCGTTCGACGCTGGCAGCGCAAGCGGCTGCGTGCCTTGCCTGACTACGAGGCGGCCCCGCAGCAATATCGTCCACTGCGCGACGGTGGCTACATGGTGCTGCACGCCACCAAGGGCTGGCGCCGTGTGTCCGGCAAGCGCGTCCGCGCTGGCTTCGCCTAGCGTTACGCGCGATGCCCAAGATGACAGAGCCACTTGATCCTGCACTGCTGCAGCGCCTCCTCCGGTATGATCCGGAGACTGGCAAGCTGTTCTGGCGCGAGCGCACAGCCGACCTTTTCAGCAGCGACGCAATGTATCCGGCGGCCGTTCGGTGTGGGGCATGGAACCGCCGATATGCCGGAGAGGAGGCTATCAAAGGGGCTGGGAGCAATGGCTACCTTGGTGGCAGGATATTTGATCGAAACGTATTGGCCCACAGGGTAGCGTTTGCGATCTTGCACGGCTTCTGGCCGATCGAAGTGGACCACATCAACGGGTGTCGATCTGACAATCGGGCGTGTAACCTTCGCGCCGTAACGATCCTCGAGAACCGCCGGAACCAGAAACGTCGGACGAAGAACTCTGCCAGCCCTACTGGCGTTTACCAAGCCCAAGACGGTGCGTGGATCGCCCAGATCGGGATCAACTACGGCACCAAATATTTGGGTCGCTACGGCAGCATGTCGGCAGCCGCCTTAGCTCGCGAAAAGGCTGAAGTAGAACACGGCTTTCACCCGAACCACGGGAGGAGGGCGTGATAGTTTTGGCGCTTGATTTGAGTAAGAGAAGCACCGGTTGGGCGGTGTGGGGGCCTGGCATGTCCAAGCCCGCGCACGGCCGCTGGGTGCTCGGCAGCGAATATACGTCGCGGGGCGGCACCTTTGCCAAGCTGCATCAGAACCTGCTCGACCTCCAGCGGATCGCACGCTTCGACCTTATCGGCTTCGAGGCGCCGATCGCACCGATGCAGCTGCAGGGCGCCACGAACATCGACACGCTGCGGGTCCTCTCCGGCCTCGCGGCGCACGTGGAGAGCTACGCCTTCGCGCGAGGCTGCAAGGTCACCGAGATCAACGTGGCCAGCTGGCGCAAGGACTTCATCGGTTCGGCGATCGTCAACGAGGCCAACGCCGATGCGCGACGCAAGCGCAAGGCGACGGGGAAGGGCTCTGCCACCGACAAGCTGAAGGCCCTGTGCATCGAGCGCTGCCGCTCATTCGGATGGCGCCCCGAGACGAACGACGACGCGGATGCGCTCGGAATCCTTGACTATCTGCTGGCGCGCGAGGGGGTGCAGACGCCCTGGCGCGAGGCAGAGGTGCTGGTGCCGGTGCTGGGAGGCGCGGCGTGAGATCCTACCTCGACTTTCTTGAGGCAAAGGCCCCAATCGCGCAACCGGCAGGGTTCAGGTGCGCACTCGCCGATGTGCCCACACATCTCCTGACCGGGGACGAAATCAAGCCTCACCAGAGAGCCATCATCCGTTGGGCGGTTGAAGGCGGACGGCGCGCGCTTTTCGAGGCGTTCGGGCTGGGCAAGTCCATCCAGCAACTGCTCATCTGCAACATCATCCTTGACAAGGTTGAGCATGAAAGGGTGGCAAGGGGCGATCCGCCGCAACCCATCATGGGGCTGATTGTCGCTCCGCTCGGCGTGCGCCGCGAGTTCATAGCCGACGCGAAGAAGCTGGGCCTGCCCCTGCACTTCGTGAAGTCGGACGCAGATATTGACAAGACCGGCGACGAATGCGGCCTCTACCTGACGAACTACGAGAGCGTACGGGACGGCAAGATTGACGTGAGCCGCTTCATGGTCTGCAGCCTCGATGAAGCGAGCGTCCTGCGCAGCTACGGCTCCAAGACCTTCCAGGAGTTCCTGCCGCTGTTCGGGGCTGTCCCATATCGCTTCGTTGCCACTGCCACGCCGAGCCCGAACCGCTACAAGGAGCTGATCCACTACGCCGGTTTCCTCGGCGTTATGGACACCGGGCAGGCCCTAACCCGCTTCTTCCAGCGCAACAGCGAGAAGGCGAACGACCTCAATCTCTATCCGCACAAAGAGGATGAGTTCTGGCTTTGGGTGAACAGCTGGGCCGTCTTCCTGCAGCGCCCCAGCGACCTTGGGTTCAGCGATGAAGGCTACGATCAGCCGCAGATGATCGTGCGCTGGCACGAGGTGAAAACCGATATCACTGGCGGCGGCAAGACAGACAATTTCGGTCAGGCGGCACTGTTCAGAGACAACGCCATCGGTGTCGTTGGCGCGAGCCGGGAAAAGCGTCGGACGTTGGACGCTCGCGTGGCCAAGGTCGCGGAGATCATGGCCGAGGATCCTGATGACCACTTCCTGCTCTGGCACGACCTGGAAGACGAACGGAAGGCTCTAGAGAAGCTGCCGGGTGTCGAATCTGTCTACGGCGCGCAGGACCTGGACCTGCGCGAGGAGATCGTCCGGCGCTTTGCTGATGGGGAGCTAGCGCGACTTGCTGCCAAGCCAATCATGCTGGGCAGTGGCTCCAATCTGCAGCGCCACTGCCACCGAGCGATCTTCACGGGCGTGGGCTTCAAGTTCAACGACTTCATACAGGCGATACACCGTATCTACCGGTTCCTGCAGTCTGGCCAGGTGGTGATCGATATCATCTACGCCGAGACCGAGGATCAGGTCCGGCGCGAACTGCTCGCGAAGTGGCGGCGCGACGAAGAGATGAAGGCGCGGATGTCCGAGATCATCCGCAAGTATGGCCTCAATCACGCCGCTGCCGCCCAAGCCATGAAAAGGAGTATCGGGGTGGAACGCGCGGAGATGTCCGGCGCCGGCTGGAAGCTGGCGCACAACGATTGCGTAGAGGAAGCGCGGCGCCTGGACGAGGATTCGCTGGATCTGATCGTCACATCGGTCCCGTTCAGCAATCACTATGAATACACGCCCAGCTACAATGATTTCGGGCACACCGATGATGATGCCCACTTCTTCGCGCAGATGGACTTCCTCACGCCGGAACTGCTGCGCGCGTGCGCCCCGGGTCGAATGGCCTGCATCCATGTAAAAGACCGGATCATGTTCGGCAGCGTCACCGGCGAAGGCGTGCCTACAGTCAACCCGTTCCACGCCAAGTGCATCGAGCACTACATGCGTCATGGCTTCCAATACATGGGCATGATCCATGTCAACACGGACGTAGTTCGGGAGAACAATCAGACCTACCGGCTCTCCTATTCGGAGATGCTGAAAGACAGCACCAAGATGGGCGTCGGCTCTCCGGAATATGTTCTGCTGATGCGCAAGCCGCAGAGTGATCGGAGCCGCGGCTACGCCGATGTGCCGGTTCGCAAGGAGCCATTTGCCTACAGCCTGGCGCGCTGGCAGATCGATGCTCACGCATTCTGGCGATCCAGCGGCGAGCGGCTTGCGATGCCGGCCGAGCTTTCGGCGGCCGTGGAGCACTTCGGACAGATGGGCGTGGGTCCCTTGGTGAAAGCCTTCACCGAAGGCACCCGTGAGATGGTCTATGACTTCGAGGCCCATGTTCAGATCGGGGAGACGATCGAAGCTCGAGAACAGAACGATAGCCGCGGGCACCTGCCGCGCACCTTTATGAGCCTCGCCCCGGGCGCCCACGATCCGAATACGTGGGACGATGTGGTCCGCATGCGGACGCTCAATGCCGAGCAGGTCGCGAAAGGCCGCGAGAAGCACGTCTGCCCCCTTCAGTTCGATATTGTCGATCGCCTGATCGAGCGGTTCAGCATGGAAGGCGAGCTTGTCTTCGATCCCTTCGCAGGTCTCGGGACCGTGCCGATGCGGGCACTTCTGAAGGGCCGCCGCGGTCAGGGCAGCGAGCTGAACCCCGACTACTTCGCGCATAGCGTGCGCTATTTGCAGGAAGCAGAGCGCAAGGCGGCCGTGCCGACACTTTTCAGCCTGTTGGGCATCGACCAGGCAGCATGAGCAGCTTCGCCTCCCTCACCATCGCGGAGGCCGACCGGCTTGCCGCCTTGCGCACCGATAGACGCACGCTGCGCGGGCGGAAGGACCGCTACGAGCGCCTCGCCAACGAGTACCGCGCCATGCAGGCTGAGGTCGAACTCACGCTGGCTGCGCTGGAGACCGAGATACGCGACCTCGCCCGACGCTGCGGACGGGCCGCATGAACGCTCCCGCTCCCCTCATCGATGCCGAAGTCGATCTCCAGGACTTCCCCTTCATGCCCCTGCACGTCGCGCGGCTGCGCGACAGCAACCTGTCGGCCGAAGAGGAGCCTGAGGCGTGCTGGTACGCTGTGCTGCTCTGGGCGGCTTCATGGCACCAGATCCCGGCCGCCAGTTTGCCCGACAACGACACCGTCCTGATGCGGCTGGTCGGTCTCGGCCGAGAAAAGCGAACGTGGGCCAAACATCGCGCCGGTGCGCTTCGCGGCTTCGTAAAGTGCAGCGACGGTCGCCTTTATCATCCGGTTGTCGCTGAGCTGGCGATGCGCGCTTGGACGCGCCACCACAGGCTCCGCCACGCTGCCCTTCGAAAAAAACGTGCGGCTCGTATCAAGGGTAGCCGGTGGCAGAATATCCGTCAGCGCATCCTGACAAGAGACGGTCATCGCTGCGGCGCGTGTTCGTCGACCGGCCCATTTCTCGAGATCGACCATGTCCTGCCGCTAGCTGAGGGCGGCACCAACACAGACGACAATCTTCAAGTGCTCTGCCGCCCCTGTAATCGGCGGAAATCCTACAAGGTCGTGCGGGGAGCTCATGGCTGACTTCCCCGCGCTCATGCTCTGGACCGACAAGTACCTTGCGGACACACGGCACCTGACGACGCTGGAGCATGGCGCGTACCTGCTCCTTATCATGGAGGCGTGGCGCCGGCCGAACTGCGATTTGCCCGACGACGAGAAGATGCTCGCGCGCATGGCAGGGCTCTCCGCGGATGAGTGGAGCACGATCAAGGACACCGTGATGGCGTTCTGGGATCGTGACGGAAGGCGCAAGGTTTGGCGGCAAAAGAAGCTCTCTTCAGAACGCGACTATGTCACGAAGAAGAGGCGGTCACAGCAGGAAAAAGCCGCAAAGCGTTGGAATAAAACGGAAAGTCCAGATGCCGCGGCACAGCCGCAGCAATCCCGCGGCAATGCCCCCACACCCACACCCACACCCACACAAGTAATAGAAGAACCTGACGGTTCTTCTGCGCCGCCAGAGCGCGCGCATCAGCTTCCAGCCAACTTCCAGCCTGTGCTCACCGATCTCGCTCAGCAGCATGCGGATGCTCTGGGACCGCCACGCTTCGCCACCGAGCTTCAGCGCTTCCGCGATTACCACGCCGCCAAGGGCACCACGATGAAGGACTGGCAGGCCGCCTTCAGAACCTGGCTGTCCAACGCCATCGAACGACAGGGGAACCAACGGAATGGATCAGGCCCACGCAACGACACTACGGATCGTCGAGACGGCTTCACCCGCGAGCTCGACCGAAGGCTCGGCCTTGGCGAGGCTGGCGAACCTGCCCGCGCGGCTGGACGATGAGACGCTGGGCAATGTCGAGCGATACGCTCAATCCACGCCGCCGGCGCTTCCGCCAACCGACGAGCAGCATCTGCTCGAGTTCATGCGCTTGATGTCGGACATGCCTCGTCAGACGGCTGACCTCGCAACCGGGGCCATCAAGATCGAGAACATGGTGCGGCATCTCGGCCACCTGCCGCGAGCCTGCATCAATTGGATGAACGAACAGGTCCACCCGCGCTTCCGGTTCTATCCCACGATCCAGGAACTGCTTGGCCTCGCGTCCGAGTGGCGCCGGGCCGATGAGCCGGTCCGAGCTCGCCAGCAAGCCGAGGTCGTCGTTCGCAGAGAGCTCAACGCCCGCGTCGATGAGGCGCGTGCGGCATTGCGCGCCGGCGAGCGCGACCAGGATGCGATCGACAGGCTCTCTCCGCCGATCGCGCGAGTGATGGTGGGCGAAGGTTTGCTTGCGCGCTGCGCCGAATGCGGCAGTTTCTCGCCGCGGCGGCCGCGCCTTCTGCCGGGGCAGTGGGCATGAGCGAGGTCCACCGCCTGGCACGCCGCTACAACGACGCGCTGATCAGCCGCGGCGATCATTCGCGAGAGTGGTTCGTCGACAGCATGGGTGAGCTTCGACTGCGCACCAAGAACAGCGTGCAGCGCCGCTTCGAACTGGACGAGCGCCGTGAGGCAGCTGAGATCGGCGGCTATCTCTGCGATGAGATGGGAGTCTGCGGGTGAGCCGAGGCCGCACCTCCCTGACCCGGTACGCGCCGCTGATGCGCGAGGCGAGCCCGGAGGAGGCGCGCGAGGCCGCGCGCAACGCCTTCATCGCCACCGGCGGCAAGACGGTGTGCATCAACAAGGATTGGCTGACCTCGTGGGGCGACAGGAAGCTGCTCGACCAGCTGGCGGAGAAGGCTTTCGACGTGAAGGGAACCGAGTGATGGACCGCAAGCAGGATGACGCCGACGAGCGCTTTCTGAACGCCTTTGACCGGCGCGAGGAGCGGGAGATCACGCGGTCTCTCGGCCCGATCTTCCGCCGGCATGGGCACGGGATGGCGCCAGACACATCGCGTAGCGTGCAGCGTGCGGAGCAGCAGCGCGTCGCCGGGCTCATCTCGCGAGATCAGGCCGACCGCAACATCGAGATGATCCGCCACGAGGCCGAGCAGCGCGTGCTGAGCGGCGACCTCAAGAGCAGCCAGGACACGGTGATCGCGCCCACGCCCGAATGGGAGCGAATGGGCGAGAGCCGGCCGTACTATGCCAAGACGGTCGACGGGTCGGTGCGGGCCATCCGCACCGTGCGCCGGGTCCAAACCTCGATCGTCGCGCGGCTGCACAACCAGGGCAAGCTGAGCGATGACCAGCTGGTCGCCTGCATCTGGTACGCCGATTGCCACGAGCGCGCCGGCATCTCCGGCCGGTACAAGGCCAGCAATTTCAGCGGCATGCCCGGTTCGCCCAGTGGTGTGAGCCTGAGCCAGCATCCGGCCGCGCGCCACCTTGGCGAGCTCGAGGCACGCCGCGCGCTGCGATCAGTGCAGAGCGGCATGGAAACGCGGGTGCTGCGCATCTTCGAATACGTCGTGATCCACAACCTGCCGCTGCGCCGCGCAGCCCGCGCCGCGGTGACCGACAACTCCGCGATCTACCGCAAATTCATCGAAGGCTGCGACTGCATCATCGCCCGCTGCGAGGCCACTGGCGTCGACCTGGACGAGTTCGGAAAGCGACGGTCTTGACGTGCAAGCAGTTTTCGACGATGAAACCGCAAATGCCGAACTGCGCCGCGGGCGAGAACTCGGCATGATCTCCACCAGATCAGCCTGACATGGCGCGGCCCGCCGCCTCTCCTGCCGCACGCATCAAGCTGCTACAGTCGGCGCTGCCGAAGGCGCAAGCGCTGCGCAGCAAGGTCTTGACCCGCGAGCCGATGGCCGAGCTGCTCGGCGTCAACTGGAAGATCCTGAAGCGCTGGTGCGACGAGGTCCCCGGCTTCGAGGAGAGCGGCGCATTCGAGCGCGGCGCCCAAGGAATCGGCTACGAGTTCAAGCCGGCGCCAACCGTGCGATTTCTGATCAAGCACTTCGAGAGCGTGCGCGGCCGGCAGGTCGAGCAGGCCAGGCGGTTGCGCAAGGCGATCGCCGGCAGCGCGCTCGACGATCTGCCGGACGACATGAGTCCCCGCGAGATCATCGAGGGGGTGCGCGCGGCGAGCGTGGTTCGCGAGGAGCAGCAGGCACAAGGCTTCCTGCTCCGCGCGGACACGGCTGCGGCGGTGATCGAACAGACCTTCAACCGGATGTTGCAGGCGGGCATGCAGGCCGGACGCGAGCAGGATCCTACCGGGCAATGGCCGCCCGAATATGCGGAGATGTGGCGCAGTGCGATCGACAACCTCATCCTGGCGCAAGGCCGCGCCGGTGAGGAAGCATTGAAGGCGCTGCGTGGCGGGAATCTTCAGTCCGGCACAGCTTAGCCGAGAGCTCGAGCGACTAGGCTCTGGCGAGTGCTTGGCCGACCCGCTCAACCTGCTGGCCGATGCGCTGTCGCGCTTCCGCCCGCCCGAAAAGATCAGCACGCTCGATTGGGCTGAGAAGAACCGGAAGTTCCGGCTTCCGGACAGTGGGGCACTGGTGCCTTACGACCGCTGGCGCACGCCGTACAACATCGCGGCATCGGATGCGCTCGACGAGCCCGGCGTCGAGCTCGTGGTGATGGTCAAGCCATCACGCTCGGGCGGCACCACGATTGCCGAGAACTTCGTTGCCAAGATGATCGACATTGGCCCGATGGGGCGTGTTGCCTGGTATCTGGGCAGTGACAAGGCGGTGAAGGAATACGCCGAAGGCGCCATCCGGCCGCTGTTCGAGGATCATCCGCGGCTGCAGGCGAAGGTCGGCAAGGGGCGCTCGGATGATTCCGACACGCGCAAGCGGGTGAGCGGATACCTGATCGAGTTCCTCGCTGCCAACGCATCGAGCTTCACGAACCGCGAGTTCTACTTCGGCGTCATGGACGAGCCGGATGCATGGACCCGGTTCGGTGAGAGCCCGAAGACGCAGTTGAAGGGCCGGCAGAAGAACGTCGGGCGCCGGCGCAAGGGCATGATCCTGTCGCACCCCGACAAGGGCTGGCGCGCCGGCACGGCGGCGGCGTGGGAAACCACAAGCCGCGGCATCTACATCATGCGCTGCGCCGAATGCTTGCGCTTCGCGGCGGCCCACGCGACGAAGTTCTGGCCGGACGTGCCGCAGTTCACGCTCGACTATCAGCGCGCGCCCAAGGGCAGCAGCGTGGACCGCCGGATGGAGATCGCAGGCCGGAAGGCTGGCATGGCCTGCCCGCACTGCGGGGTGGTTCTGTCCGACGAGCAGCGCTTCGCCATGGTCGATGAGGCCGGCGCCAATGGCTGGTGGATGCACCGGGGGCAGCATCTCGATGTGTACGAGGGCATCCAGGGCACGTCTGACCCGCACACGGATCGCGGATTCTGGGTGCACGGGCTGATGATCAAGACGTCGCCGGCGGTGGAGCTCGCGAAGGGCCTCGAGGAAGCGCTCGCCAAGTTCGAGCGTAGCGGCGGCAGCAAGACCGCCGGCAAGGCACTGCGCGAGTTCATGTCCAAGCAGCTGGGCGAGATATTCGAGGGCAAGGCGGACATTGAAGGCGTGAGCGCGGCCTCGCTGAACAGGCGTGCAGACAAGCAGGATCTGCCGCGCGGGCTCTTCCCAGCGGAGGCGCTGTTCATCACTGCAGCGGTGGACGTCGGACAGGCCAAGTTCGACGTCTCGTTCCGGGCGTGGGACAGCGAGAACCGATCATGGTGGCTCGATCGGACCACGATCTTGCAGCGCACCGTGGATGGGATCTCGCGCGAGATCCGGACCCGCGAGCGGATCGACGACTGGATGGATACCCTGATCGACCAGGTGCTGCTGCGGCGGTTCCCGGTCGATGGGTACGAAGAC